CAGACCCGGTAGACGTTGTTTTCCAGCAGGCGCTCCTCGCCTTCGTTCGCCATCACCGGGGTCCGCAGCTCCAGCTTGCCCCCGCGCAGGAGGTTTAGCACGATGGCCACGCCGCCGGGGATGCGGGCCTCGCCCAGCGCCCAGCGCCGGGCGGTGCGAGATCCAACCTTAAACAGTTTGGAAGCGGCAACCTGAGACATCTCAAGCTCCGCCAGCGCGTCGCGATATTCTTTTGCGTTCATGGTCCATCCATATAGGTCGTTCTGTCTAAGATGACAAGAAACCCCCGGCGAAAAGTATCCCGCCGGGGTCGTGTCGATCACCGTTCTTTGATCAGCGATCAGTCGATTTTGACATCAAGGCGCTGGATCAAGAGCCAGACGCAGGGAGGCGAGCCGCTCACGCCCACTAACTTGACGCAAACCGGATTCATGTCTTTTCCACTGGGCGACTTCTCGCGTTCCACAACCTCGACCATCGTGCCGACCGGCATGACATAGCAACGGCGGGCCTTGATCAAACCATCGACGTCAATCGTCAGCCCGAATTCGTTCTTAATCACATCGAGAAAGTCGTCGTAGGTAAGACAGCCAACGGTGCCGTACTGACGGACTTTCGTGGGGCCAGTCGGCGTGATGTAGTGTGGTTCGGTTTCGGCAAAAGCAGCAGAGCCGGCAAGCAAGGCGATAGCGATGGCGGCCGTAACGATAAGCGATTGCGATTTCATTTTTCTTTCTCCTGTTTGGTTTGGTTGTCAGGCGACCTTCCTCGCGACCGCTTCAGCGACCGCGCTCTCGATCAGATCGCGGTAACGGTTGCGGCCTTCCTCGACCGACATCCAGCGCCACTCCTGACAATTGGCGTTGCGCTTGATCCGCTCGACCGCGAAGGACAGCTTCAGCGCCTTGGCCAGCGCCATGAACTTGTCGCCGGGCTCGCGTGCTTCATCCTTCTCGATGCGAGCCTTGACGCGCTTCATCGCCTTGAGCATGCCGTTGAGCTTGAATTCGCCAATGGCGTGGACGTCGCGGAATTCGATATCGTGAGCGATGAAAGCCGGTTCGCTGCTGTCGGTGATGAATCCGTACATGCCGAGACCGTCGACGACGAGGCCGAGCAGATGTTTCGGCGTGCCGTAGCCGAGAAAATTTTCACCGTCGCTGGGACAGCCAATCGGGTGTTCGCGCTCCGGATCGCGGCGCGCCACTTTCACCTCGATATATTCGGTGCCGTAGCGCTGCGCGCGGTCGATCAGCAGGCCGTATTGGTCGTCGGGTCTGGTGCCCATAATTACTCCTGTTCCAGGGTGCGTAGTCGCGACGTCAGTCGCTCATATTCACGGTCGTACTGCCGGTCGCTCAATTTGCTGTCCGCGTACATTTGATAGATGTGCGCCAACAGTTTCTTGACGGACTCAATTTCCTGCTCGCGTTCGCCAGCCATGCGGTATGCCCTCTCAAAGCTCGTCGCGTGGCGCACATTTGAACGCGCCGACGATGTTGCCGTTGACGTCGAGAATGTTGCGGTACTTGCCGCAGTCTTCGCCGGCCTCGATCCGGTCCGCGACCGCGCGCAGGCAGCGCGCGATCTCGTGGTTGAGGTTGTCATCCTCGAATGCAGCGTTGTCGCAAGCGAGGTTGAGGCGAAAACCGATTGACGTGCTCACTAGGTGTCCTTTCGTTACTTGGTTTCGGCGAAAGCCTTGTGGGCTTCCGGCAGGCCGACGCTCAGCGGATCGCCGCTGGTGCGGTTGGTGTCGTAGGCCACCTTGGCGGCCACCCATTTGTTGAGCAGGGTCTGGCCGACTTCCGGCACCGCAGCGCCGTACTGATCGGCCCAGGCCTTGGCTTCCGCGCCAGAGCTGTATTCGCTCAGCGCGGCAAACCGCACATGGCCTTCCTCGTTCAGGTACATGGCCCCGCCGAACAGCGCGTAGGTCGAAGCCTTCGGCTTGTTCCAGACCTCGCCGGGCCGCTTCGGGTTGGTGGTTTGCGAGATAAACCGGAATCCCTTCTTTGCCTTGTATTCGAGCCAGTAGCGGATCTTGCAGCGCAGCCGGTAACCGTAGGGATAGTCGTCGACCACGTAGGCGGTTTCCGGGGAAGTGTGGCCAGAAAGCAATTTCAAAATCATCTCCTCTGTTTGCATTCTATATATAGGCCATTTCGGCCTATAGGTCAAGGGGTCAAACGGAATTTGTCGGGGATTGCGGCAGTTCGCCGAACAGGTGATCCAGGGGCACGCCCTCGACCTCGATCTTGCCGATGCCGTCGTCCGACACCGCGTAATGACTGCCCTTGTCCGGGTTCTTGCCGACCCATTCCTGCGCGTACTTCCGCGCGCCTGTCAGGGTCTTGAACGACCGCACTTTGCGGTAGCCATCGACGGACGAATATTTAACCTTGATCACTTTCACGATCAGAACTCCTTCGGCAGGGGCGCAGCGCCCTGGAAAAACGCCGAGACCAGATAGTTGAGAACGGCGTTGATCGGCATCACAAGAAACGACATTGGGGAACTCCTCTTTCCTTCACCAAATATATAGGCCATTTCGGCCTATACGTCAAGCGGTCATATCCATTTATTTTTCGAGGTTCCGCTTGATCTTGGCCAGCAGCTCCGGGTGACCGTGGCTCAATACCGCGACCTTCTTGGCCATCTCGGCCAGATAGCCCTTGGCGAACTCAGGGCAAAGCGCTGCGAGGTTCGACGAGTTGTCGATCATGTCGGCCAGCTTGATCGAAGCGCCCGCATAGGACGCGCCCGCTAGGTGCTCGACCTTGGCGGCCTTCCGCGCCGCCCGGTTGCCGGGCAGCTTGATGATGGTGGGATTGGTCACCTCGACCACCAGTGCGGCCACCACCGGGCCGAACTCGGCCGCCAGCTCGGCCGCGCTGATCGGGCAATCCTCGATCACGTCATGCAGATAGGCGGCGGCGACCACCTCCGGGCCGAAGCCAAGGGCCGCCAGCGAATCGGCGACCCGCTCTACGTGCTTGACGTAGGGCTCGCCGGTCCACTTACGAAAGACCCCCGCGTGCGCCTTGGTGGCGAACGCATGGGCCTTCCTAACCAAGGGTTCCATAACCCGACTCCTTTCGTACTATATATAGGTCATTTCGGCCTATATTGCAAGGGGCGGGAACTTGTGAATCCCTGCCAATTATTTGCGAAATCCGGCCAACAGCGCCGGGGAGTGCCGCAGTTTGAAATTTCGCTAGCCGCGATACATGACGGAACGAATTGCCATCGCTATGGCAATCCACCAAATCACTCGAAACCACTTTTTTGCCCATAGGTGCGTGAAAGCAAACGGCGCAGCGGCAGCTCCGGCGAGAATAAAAAACCATATCATCAAGTGGACTCCTCTGCCGCCTCACGCTTTGACGGGTCTCGACAGATGCCAGCCGGGCGCATCGCTGTAGCCGGGCAGGCGGGGGATCGCGGAACCACGGATGGCGTTGACGATGATCGCGGCGACCGACTGCTCATAGTTGTCGGTTTCGCAGGCCTGATAGTCGAAGCCGTCGCAGGCCTTCAGGATGATCATGGCCTCCGGGAGCGGGGCGAAGCGGCGAAAATTGTAGCTGGCGGAATCGGCGGTCGAATCTTCGTCGCCGGGGTAGCGGTGGCGCACGCTGCGCTCGTTTTCGTCGAGCAGGATGCGGCCGATCTCGGTGGCATTGAACGCGGTGATCTCGACGCTCGGGGCGGACGGTTCGGGCGAGTAGCGGACATTGTGTTTGATGGCGTAGGACAGCAGGGCGTCGATATGGTCGTTCTCAACGATGTAGGCGGACATGGTCACGCTCGCTCCTTTTTGGCGGTGATCAGCATGACGGCATTACGCGACACGAACAAAGCGCCGCCGCGCGAGGTGTCGATCATGGTGCTCCCGGCTTCGAGCCAAGTGCCGGGCGCGGTCTCGTCGCCCGTGTAGAACACCAGTCGATTGCCAGCCGCGCTGATGCGGCAGAACATATCCGACTGTCGGGCGTAGGCGCGGGCGCGGTTGGTTTCGATCATGTGGGTCATGGTCACTTCGTCTCCTCTGCCGCCTCACGCAGGATGCGTTTCGTTTCGGCGATTGCTTCTTTGTCGGTCGGCTGGCGACCCAGCTTCGCGGCCAGCTTGTTCCAGATCGTGTCGGGGTTGTTGTTCGTCCACGTCGTCGTGATTTTGATCGGCATGTTCAGGCCTTCAGTAGGCGGCACAGTCGGCCGTAGCTCGACGAGGTGATGTCGGAAGGCGGGTGCAGGCTGTAGCGGGTGTTCGAACCGTCCCGGTAATTGTTGCGGCCATCGATCTCGACAAACCAGCTCCCGGCGTTCTCAACGCAGCCGATCATGCGAACGGCGGAGCGCAGATCGAATTTAAGGGAATTGTCTCGCGCGGCTTCGATTGCTGCGGGGCCATTGAGCGACATCTGGTGGCCGCCGGGAGCGACAAAGCCAATTTCGGCGGTGTCGCCGCGCTCGGCACTCTCCGGGGTGACGACGTCGTAAGTGATCAAGAACTTGTCCATGTATCCTTTCCTTTTCCCACACATATAGGCCGTTATGGCCTACATGGCAAGAGGGACTTTCATTAAAGTTCGACCGTCGCGCCTTCAAGTTGCCGGGCACTGACACCGCACAGCATTCCGTTCTCGGCGCGGAACACCGTGCTCATGCCCTTGCGGCCTCGCACGCGGCAGACCTCGACGGTGAAGCGTTGACATTCGAGCCCGCCCCACTTGCCGGGCTGCGCCAGCGTCACCTTGTTGCCGGGCTTCAGCTTCCGCTTCAGCGCCTTGTTGGCGGCGGCCTTGGCGGACCGGGCGCGGTAGTCGCGGGCCGACTGCAGGCTCGACCATTGCGGCTGCGGACCAATCGGATCTTGCAGCTCAGAACACTGGGCGATGATCGACATCGGGGCTTCGCAGCCATACGGTCCCATCGTCTCGGTCATGTCCTTGTAACCAAAATTGTATTCGGACTTCGGCACCGATTTGATGGAGTAGACCAGCAGCGCGCGGACCATGCCGTCCGCGTCGGGGACGTAGACCTTGCTATCCGGCTCGTGGAATTTCGACACGATGAACACCGCCTCGCGCGTCGCGCTGGTCGCGACGATGCGCTTGAGCCCTTCGACGCCATACTCGCCCTTGATCGCGTCGACCGCCTTTTTGCCTTTCGGCTTGTGGAAAAACGTCCAACCCATGTTGGTTACTCCTGTTCAGTGACCGAGACGACGCGGAACGACGGGATGACGTATCCGTCGAGCGCGACGTCGTAAGTGGGGTAGTGGTTCTGGGCGAGGGCGGCAGTGATCTCGCCGCCGTTGCTGGTGGTGACAGTCACCACCGTGCCCTTGGCGATGATCCGCTTGCCGTTGAAGTCGATGGTCATGCCGAGACCTCGACGCCGGGGAACGCGGCGACCACGGCCTTCAATTCGTCGTCGGACTTGCCGGCCGCGACCGCGTCTTCCATCTGTTTGTACAGCTTCGGGATCGACATCATCGGGATGATGAACCCGCACACTGCGCGCTGAATTCGCGCCGCGACCAACTTCTTGGCGGCCTTCGCGCCCTTCTTCGGCTTCTCGATGCCGGCGATCACTCCCTTGCTCTTGAACAGCAGTTCCGCAAAAGCCTTGGCGTCATTCAACGAGTCAAAGCTCAAGCCAGCGCAAACGTAACTCACTTCCGTTTCCTTTCTCTGGACGCAGCGGAATGCCGCGCCCGCTTGGTAGTGCCGGTTAGTCCATCCGGCTGGAGGCGTAACAGTTCACGCCGAGTTCTTCCTTGAGCACCTTGGCCATCGCGTAGGCGCAGGCCTCTTTTCGCTCCATCGACTGGCCAAAATCCGAGATCCAGATATCGACGCCGCCAGCGTAGGCCTTGCGCGCCAGATTGTTTTTCTTGAGCCAGTTCGCGAACGGCGAATTGCCGGGAGAGACGTTGACCCAGGCGAAGCCGCAAGCGCCTTCCGGCACATGCCACATGGCTTTCGGCACGCTGTTGGCGTTCAGCGGATTGGAGGGCTCGACCATCATCATGGCGGTAGGCTTGGCCGCCTCACCGGCCGCCTTGCCGGCCGCCGAGGCTTTGGCGAAGGCCGCTTCGAAAGCGACAGCCTTGGCCTTTCGGGCCACCTTTTCCGCCGCGATTTTCTCCCGCAGGGAACCGTATTCGGCAACGAACACTTTGGAACTCCTCTTTCCGGGGAACGACCTCCGTTCCCAACATCCTCAATATAGGTCAATACGGCCTATATGTCAAGGGGACGTAGACCACGAGTTTGTGGTGGCGTCACCATTGCAATCGGGATTGGTCTTTCGGCTGTGGGCAAGGAAACGCCTTGGCCCAGGCGAACGACAGCAGGATCGCCGCAGGATGGTGGCGCGTTTCCGGGTTGCTCTTGATAGCCCGCAACCCGACATCGATAAGCTGTTGCGTGATGACATTCGCCTCGGCGCAAATGAAATTTAGTTCGGGGTGCTTCGAAATGTCGTTGGCGACCGAAGCCGCAAAGATGCCGTCGGCCACGCCGCGCGTGTAGCCGCTACAAGCCAACGCGGGCGCGGAGCCGCGCTTGGCGCTGCACATGACGAGCCAATCGTTCCCACTGATCTCGGCGGCGGCGTGCGCGGGAAAAAGCAGCGGCGACAGGACGGTCGCGATCATGAGCAATTTCTTCATCGTGGTGACTCCGGGTTGAAGGCGTCCCACTTGGTGAAAGTCGGGCCGTCGTAAACCAGAGGGTAATTGGCCCAGTTGCTGCCCCAGCCACCGGGCTTCGGGAACGGGCAGAACGGGCCGGCGGCGTGCTCCTGGCCATGCACGGCGGCGTAGCCGGCAAGGATGCCCATCAAGAGGGTTTTCCGCTCGGTGGCGGTCAATTTCGTCATTTCCATTTCCTTCGTTCTTAGGCGGCGTGCTCCTGGCCATGCAGCGCGGCGTAGCCGGCTGCAGTGATCCAGATGGTCGAGTCCCGGCCTTCGTCGGTCGACCCTGCAAAGTCCTTTTTGACGAGGCTGGCGACCGCGCCGCTGAAGGTCCGTTTTGAGTCGAACGGGTTGGCGCTCCAAGTCCAGACCGGCACGCCGACCGCGTCAGCGCCTTTGGCCCCGTCCATGAACTCCGAGGCAAGAATGCCCATGAGGGCTTTGCGCTCGGTGGCGGTCAATTTCGTCATTTCCATTTCCTTCGTTCTTACATCCGATATGTAGGCCATTTCGGCCTATATGTCAAGAGGTCATATCACGTTGAAATCGTGGAGGTTTCAGCCATGCCCATCAAACCGGGAAAAGACGAAAAGCAGGACGCCTGGATGGCCCGCTGTGTGCCCGAAATGATGGGGCAGAACGATCCAAGCGCCACCAAACGCCCGCAGGAGCAGGCGGTCGCCGCTTGCCTGACGATGTGGCGCGACAAGGACAAAAAATCGCTGGCGAAAGACAACGGCGATGACGGCGACATCGACATCGAGCCGCACGACGACGAGGACTATGACGACTTCATGGACCGTTGCATGGAGGCGACGGACGGCGACAACTTCGCCTGTCAGATGGCATGGGACGATAGCGAGAAGGCGAGCAAGGACGTCGTTCACAAGACTCACGTCTCGCCGGGCCACGGTGTGGAATTCATCCTGTCGGACGCAACGCCGGATCGCATGGGCGACGTGATCGACGCCGAAGGCTGGGATCTGGAAAATTTCAAGAAGAACCCGGTCGCGCTGTTCAATCACAATTCCAGTTTTCCGATTGGCAAGTGGGCGAACCTTCGGACCGAGAACGGCAGGCTGCGCGGCCATCTGCAGCTCGCGCCGGAAGGGACGTCGGACCGGATCGATGAGATCCGGCGGCTGGTCGATGCCGACATCCTGCGTGCGGTCTCTGTGGGCTTTCTGCCGCTCAAGTCCGTACCGATCAAGAAAGACGACATCACGAGCGGCTTGCGCTTCCTCAAAACTGAGCTGGTCGAGTCATCGCTGGTCGCGATTCCGGCCAATCCCAACGCACTCGCGGTCGCCAGATCGCTCAACATTTCCGCGTCCACCACCGCAATGGTCTTTGCCGGGAAAGGCAACACAAAAGACCGGAGCAGCGGGCGTCGCGGCGTCAACGGCGGGCAAGCCGAAAGTCATCCTGAACGAAAGATCAGGAAAATGTCCCCACTCACAAAGAGAATTACTGAGAGCGAGCAGCGACTCGTTCAGTTGCGCGACGATCTGACTGCGCATCTGGAAGGCGTTGACGACGAGAACGTCAGCGATGCCGATCTCGCGACGACCCAGGAGTTCAACAAGAAGATTGCCGCGCAGACAGCGCTGCTCGATTCACTGAAGGAGTCCGAGGCTAAACTGGCGAAGACCAGTGGCGACGGCGCTGGCGGCGCTTCGACCCACACCGTCGTCAACAAGAACGGCGAACGTCGGCCGTTCACGCTCAAGCCGAAGACCATGGAGCCGCTTGAGTTTCTGGTCCGCGCCGGAACGGTCCGCGCGCTGTCCCGGTCGATGGGCATTTCCATCGATGAGGCTCGCGTCAAAGCCTATGGCGAAGACGAGGCCACCAAGATGGTCTGCGATCTGACGCTGAAGGCGGCGGTTCCTCCCGCGATGACCACGGCCGCCGGCTGGGCCGCCGAGCTGGTGCAGCAAATCGTCACCGATCTGATGCCGACTCTGCTGCCGTCTTCGGTGTATCCGTCGCTGTCGGCGTTGGGGCTGAAGCTCTCCTTCGGACGCAACGGGCGGATCATCATTCCGACCCGCAACGTGACGCCCACGGTTGCCGGATCGTTCGTTGGTGAAGGCCAGCCGATCCCGGTCCGCATGGCTGGATTCTCCAGCCAGACGCTGACCCCGAAGAAGATGGCTGTGATCAGCACTTGGACGCGGGAGATGGATGAGCATTCCATTCCGGCGATTGAGGGCCTGCTTCGCGAGGCGATCCAGCAGGACACGGCGATCTCCATCGACACGATCCTGCTTGACGTCAACCCGGCGACCGCGATCCGTCCCGCCGGCATTCGCAACGGCGTCGCCGGTCTCACTCCGACTGCAGGCGGCGGCTTCGTTGCCCTGGTCGGCGATCTCAAGCAACTGACCGGTGCGATCCTGACGGCGACCAACGGCAACATCCGCAACATGGTCTGGATCATGAATCCGCAGCAAGCGCTGTCGATTGCATTCATCCAGCCTCCGGTGCCGGGTGGGCTGTTCCCGTTCGCTGCAGAAATCAACGCCGGTCGCCTGAACGGTCGTCCGGTGATCCAGTCGGGCACGGTGCCAGTCGGCGTCGTGATCTGCATGGACGCGGCGGACTACGTCTCGGTTTCGGGCGACGCGCCCCGATTCGAGATCAGCGATCAAGCGACGCTGCACATGGAAGACACCAACCCGCTGCAGCTCGCTACGGCAGGCACGCCGCCGACCGTTGCGGCTCCGGCGCAGTCGATGTTCCAGACCGACAGCCTCGCGCTGCGGCTGATCCTCCCGCTCAACTGGACCGTCCGGCGCGCTGGCGTCGTGTCGTGGGTCGCGGGCGTGACGTGGTGAACTAACTGCGGGGCTCGCCCCGCAGCGTCTTCTTCAACTGCAAAACGAAAAGGAATACTCAGATGGCAGACGCAAACGCGCAGGCCAAAGAGCAGCTCGCGAAGAGCAACAAAGAGAAAGAGAAGATCGTCGAGCAAGCCTATGCTCACGGCGGTACACCGACTCCAACGCAGGAAGAGAACGATCTCGCTGCACTCGGGGTCCATACCGACGAACATGCCGACGACGGCAGCGGGCCGTCGCCGGAATTCGCGCTGGTGAACACCGCACACACCAAACAGTCCGAGGCGCACAAGCCGACATCGGGTAGCGGCAGCTATCAGACGCGCGCCGCAACGCCGAGGGAGTCGGCGAAACCGCAAAGCTGACAATGGCGAATCTCCTCGCGCGGATCTTGCGCCCTCTGCTCAAGGCGGCAGAGGGCGAGGCCCGCCAAGGTCCGTACTTTTTGCCGGTGACCGGCGGCTGGTTGCCTGCAGGGGCGGACTGGAATTGGTGGCAGGAAGGCATCATCCCGTCGATGGGCTATGACAGCTCAGCGATGGTCGAGGCCTGTCTCGCGGCCTATGCGCAGACGGTCGCGATGTGTCCGGGCGATCACTGGCGTCTCAACGAGAAGGATGGCCGCGACCGCGTTACGACATCGGCGCTGTCGCGGATTCTCCGCTCGCCGAACGGCTATCAAAGCCCTTCCGATTTTATGCTGAACCTGACGCGCTCGCTGTACGCGGAAGGCAATGCCTATGCGCTGGCGCTGCGCAACGAGCGTTACGAGATCGACGAGCTGCATCTGATGGACCCGCGCCAGAGCAATCCGCAGATCGCGGTCACTGGCGACGTGTTCTACTATCTCGGCGGCAACAGCGTCATCGACCGACAGGTCAAAGAGCAATTGATCGTGCCGCAGCGCGACGTCCTGCACGTTCGTCTGGACACGACGCGACGCCGATATCCGTACCCGCTGGTGGGCGACACGCCACTTGGCGCGGCCTTGCAGGACATCGCGCTATCGAACGCGATCACGCAGCAACAGATCAATTTCTACATGAACCAAGCGCGGCCGAGCGCTGTGCTGACCACCGATATGATCCTCGACAAGGATCAGGTCCAATTCATTCGTGATCGCTGGGATGAGCAGTCGAAGGGCTTGAAACAGGGCGGCACGCCGATCCTGACCGGCGGTCTGAAGCCGCAGATGCTGTCGAGTCCGAGCAAGGACGCCGAGCTAGCGAGCGTCATGAAGATTCCAGAGCAGCATATCGCGCTGGTGTTTCGTGTGCCGCTGCAGATTCTCGGCATCGGTGGCACGCCATTCGGATCGACCGAGCTGTTGATGCAATCGTGGATCGCGTCGGGCTTGGGCTTTGCGCTCAACCACATCGAGGACGCCTACGGCCGCCTGTTCGACCTCAAGGGTCAGCCCGACGAGTATGTCGAGTTCGACACCAAGGCATTGCTTCGGTCCGCATTCAAGGAGCGGATCGCGGCGCTGGCGCAGGCGGTGCAAGGCGGCATCTTCTCGCCAAACGAGGCCCGTGCCGAAGAGAGCTTGGCGTCGGTGAAATTCGGCGACGAGCCGCGCGTTCAGCAACAGGTGGTGCCGTTGTCGGCGGCCGGGGCGATTCCCGCCTCGCCAGGGCCTCCGGGTGCGCCACCTCAACCGGGAGCGCCGAGGCCGCCGGGCATGGCCGCTCTGCCGCCGCCGGACAAGCCGGCGAAGCCGCCGCCAGAGAACCCAACTTCGGCAAAGGACTATCAAGATGTCGTTGCCAGAGAACTTCGAAGCCTCCTTGCCCGCGCCGACCACTATGACCGATGTAACGGTTGACGCGCTGCGCGACGCGCTGGGCCAGATCATTGCATCGAACCGCCGGCAGTGGTCGCGCGAACGCGAGCTGATCGAGGCACAGGGACGAACCTCGATAGCGGAGTTGCGCGCACAGATCACCGAGATGAAGTCGCTGCTGGACAATCTGGTGCGCGAAAAGCTGGCGAGCCTTCGCGACGGTGAGCCCGGCGCAAAGGGCGATCAAGGTGACCGGGGCGAGCGCGGCGACCGAGGCGAACGCGGCGAACAGGGTCTGCAGGGAATCCCCGGCGAGATCGGTAAGCAGGGCGAGCCCGGAATGGCCGGCAAGGATGGTGAGAAGGGCGAGGCCGGCGCTGCTGGCGAACCCGGCGCTGCTGGTGAGCCCGGCCTTGTCGGAGAGCCCGGTCCCGCTGGTGAGCCCGGCGCTGCTGGTGAGCCCGGCAAGCCCGGAGCGCCTGGGCCTGCAGGAGAGCCCGGCCTACGCGGCGAGCGCGGCCTGCAGGGAGTTCCGGGTCAGGTTGGCAAACAAGGCGAGCCCGGTGCGCGCGGTGAGCGCGGCGAGAAGGGCGAGCCGGGTCTGAGCATCAAGGGCGATGCCGGCGAGCGCGGCGAGCGCGGTGAACGTGGCGAAAAGGGCGAGCCCGGTCTCTCGATCAAGGGCGATGCCGGCGAACGCGGTGAGCGCGGCGAGAAGGGCGACCGTGGCGAGCCCGGTCTTTCGATCAAGGGCGAGCGCGGCGAGCGCGGTGAGCGTGGGCTGCAAGGCGAATCCGGAAAGATGGGATTGCGTGGTGAGCCGGGCGCATCCGGTGCGCGTGGTGAGCCGGGTCAGCCCGGCGAGCGCGGCGAGCGCGGCCCAGCGGGAATGCTGCCGCGTGTCAAGATCTGGGAGCCCGGCGTCCACTACGCCAACGACGTCGTGACCGATAACAGCGCGACCTATCAGGCGCTGCGCGACACGGCGGAAATGCCGGGCACGGGCAAGGACTGGATCTGCCTCGCGCGTGCGGGCACGGACGGCGACGACGGCGTTTCGCCGGAAGTGTGCGGCCTGTTCGTCGCGGACGCGGTCTATCGAAAGCTCAACATTGTCGCGCTGAACGGCGGCAGCTTCATTGCCAAAAAAGACAATCCCGGACCGTGTCCCGGTGCCGGGTGGCAGCTCCTCGCGAGCCAAGGCAAGCGCGGCGACAAGGGCGAGCGCGGGATTGCGGGACCGCGAGGCGAACCCGCACCGACGATTACCAAGTGGATCATCGACGCCGAGAACTTCATCGCGATGCCGATCACTTCCGATGGCCGCGAAGGGGAGCCGCTGCAGATGCGGGCTTTCTTCGAATATTTTCACCGCGAGGCGAGGTGAGCGATGGCCGACGTCACGCTGAAAATCCTGACGCCTGCGGATAACTTCTCGTTGATGACGCTCGACGAGCTGAAGACGGCGCTGGGTGTCACGACCGGCACGCCAGCCAGCGATGCTCAATGGGAGTGGCTGATCGAAAGCAACTCGATGACGATTGCCGGGTTGGTCAACCGGGTGCTCGCTTACGAGGAGCTGATAGAGACGTGGCGCGATGTTCAGAACCAGCAGCGAATATATCTGACGCATTTCCCAGTCGTCGCGGCCGACATCCAGAGCGTTGCGACC